CTCGGCGGTATTGGAAATAGTCAGTTAACTAACTCAAGCATCACCATTAATGGTTCTTCGGTTAGTTTAGGCGGCAGCGTAACGGTAACAGCAACGGCGAGTAACACCTTAACGATTGGCACCGGTTTATCTGGCACAAGCTACAACGGCTCAACACCAGTTACAATTGCCTTAGCCAGTACGGGTGTAAGCGCGGGAACTTATGGATCCGCCACGGCGATTCCATCATTAACCGTGAACGCGCAAGGTCAAATTACCTCAATTACAACCAATGCGTTAAACTCGCCAGCGTATCAGGGAACCTGGAACGCAGCAACCAATACACCAACGTTGACGTCTAGTGTAGGCACAAATAATAACTATTACATTGTTTCCACCGCCGGCACAACAACACTTAACGGTATTTCGTTGTGGTCAGTAGGTGATTGGGCGATATTTAACGGAACAACAAACGCCTGGGAAAAGGTGCTTGGAAGCTCATCAGAGGCTTTTAGCAGCATTTCTGTGACCGGGTTGACCGGTTACATGTACGCGAACGGAACAAGCGCCGTAACGGCCTCTACAACGATCCCAACCACCGCGTTAAGTGGCACGGTTACCAACGCGCAGTTAGCAAATAGCTCCTTAACAGTTAACGGCACGTTAATTAGTTTAGGTGGCTCCGGAACAATTAGCGCGAACACAACAAATACGTTAACCATTGGAACGGGGTTGTCAGGTACAAGTTTTAACGGTTCCGCACCGGTCACCATTGCACTAGCAAACACCGCGGTAAATGCTGGGTCCTACGGATCAGCGAGTAGTGTTGGGACGTTTACTGTAAACGCCCAGGGGCAGCTAACCGCGGCGAGCAGCACCAGTATTTCAATTGCTAACACGCAGGTAACCGGTCTTGGCACAATGTCAACACAAAACGCTAACTCCGTGGCAATTACTGGTGGCAGCATTAACGGAACCACAATCGGCGCGTCAACCGCGGCGGCAATTACAGGCACAACCATTACAGCAACAAACTACGTCGGCGTATCCGGCGGTACTTTTTAACTAAGGAAAAAACATGGCGGCTACTGGCTACACACCAATTAGTTTATATTACAGCACAACGGCTTCTACTGCGCCAACGTCGGGCAACTTAGTCAACGGCGAGTTGGCGATCAACATTACCGATGGTAAGTTGTACTACAAGGACAACGCCGGTGTGGTTCAAGTACTAGCTTCTAAAGCAGGTAACGTCAACGTAGCATCACTTAGCTTCGGCACTACAGGCTTAACACCTAATACCGCAACCACAGGTGCAATTACGGTTGCAGGCACATTGATAACAAGCAATGGCGGAACAGGTTTATCGAGCTACACAGCAGGTGATTTGCCTTACTATGCATCAGGTACAGCTTTATCTAAACTAGCTATTGGTACAGCAAACTACATACTGTCATCTTCAGGAACAGCACCTCAATGGGTAAACAGCATTAACATTGGTGCAGGAACATTTACAAGCATTACCGACTCAGGATTAACCAGTGGTCGAGTAACTTACGCTGGTACAAGTGGATTATTACAAGATAGTGCTAATCTTACTTTTAACGGCACAACTTTAACGGCTAATACGCTTAATTTAACAAATGCTCTTGGTGTTGCTTATGGTGGCACAGGATTAACTTCTTTAACATCAGGATATATTCCGTATGGTAATGGTACAAGTGCTTTTAGTTCTGCAAGTACATTGAGTTATTCTTCAACAAGTGGATTAACTGTTAATGGCATTACTCAAGCATATAACACTACTTTATATAACGTAGATGGAACATTATCTAGTTATGCGTCAAATAATTCTGTTTATTTAAATGGTAATGCTGGTGGTGGATTACAATTGCGTGGTGATGGTGCAGCTGCTCAACAAATAGTATTGAAAGGTGGTAGTTCATCATATATAAGTATAAATACTGCCAGTACAGAAGTTGCTAGGTTTACATCTGCTGGCTATCTAGGAATAGGTACAAGTAGTCCTAGTTATGCTTTAGATATTGTAGGAACAACTAGTGGTGCAAGTAATTCTGTAAGATTAACTCCATATATTTATCAAAATGCTTTTAACTATATAAGCAGACAAGCAAGTTATGGAGCCGGTAATTATTCAAGCTTTGAACATCAAGAGGGCGGAACTTCCTACGCATGGTTCAGAAACTATGGTTCTGCTTATGGAAGTGGATTAAATTATGCAACGGAACTTTGGAATAGCCAAAATGGAATAATAAGATTTGGCACTAACAATACTGAAACTATGCGTCTTGACACATCAGGCAATCTAGGACTTGGAGTTACTCCTAGTGCTTGGAGTGCAGGCATAAAAATATTACAAGTTGGCACTTATTCTTCTGTTGGTTTTGATGGTGCAAATTCAACTTGGATTGGGAATAATTGGAGTTATAACGGAAGTTACAAATTTCTTTCGTCTGGATATGCAAGCTATTATTTCCAAACAGGCGGTTCTGGTCAACATCAATGGTTTACATCTACCACATCAGGCACAGCAGGTACAACAGCTACCTTTACCCAAGCAATGACACTAGATAATAGTGGTAGATTAATTGTTGGAGCTACTTCAGTTACTAGTTCTGTTGAAATAGGAAGTTTTTATGGTGCGGCTGGCTCAGGTGGTTCAGAAGTTGATTTAGCTTTATATGATTCAACATCATCAAAAAGTATAAAATTAATTCGTACTGGTGGAACATATAATTATGCTGGAATGGGTGGTACAGAAGGAGCTTTATATACTTCAACAAATTTAAATATTGTTTCTGATGGCGGTGTAATTAAATTTAATACTGGTGCATCTACAGGTTCTTCATCAGAAAGAGCAAGGATTGATTCTAGTGGTAATTTATTAGTAGGTACTACAAGTGCATATAATGTGGATGGTAATGGTTTTAATTTTACACCTGGCGCTGGTACTGTAATGGTTACAAAGCATATTACAGGGACAACAAATGGTGCTTATTATAGTTTGTTTATGTATGGTGGAGCAATTGCAGGCTCTATTACCCAAGCAACTTCAACTACTGTAAATTACAACACATCATCAGACCAACGCTTAAAGACTAATATCGTAGATGCACCACAAGGCAACATTGACCAAATCAAGGTTCGTAGTTTTGATTGGATAGCAGACGGCTCACATCAAGAATATGGCATGGTTGCACAAGAGTTAATAGAAGTAGCACCATACGCAGTACATCAACCTGAAAACACTGAAGAATTTATGGGTGTTGATTACAGTAAATTAGTACCTATGATGATTCGTGAAATTCAGGATTTAAAAGCAGAAGTAAATCAACTTAAACAAAAAATAGGAGTTTAATATGGCAAACGCAAATATCGTGTGGAGCATAGACTGGATGGACGCATCTACTCAAACAATTAATGGTCATTCAGAAGTAGTATTAACAGCAGGTTGGAGATGCACAGGTACAGAATCAAATACAGCAACTCCACCTGTAGAATTTACAAACAGCGTATATGGCACTTGTACATTCCCTGAGCCAGCAGAAGGTGGTTCATTTACACCTTACAATCAATTAACACAATCACAAGTTGTTGGATGGTGCTGGTCAAACGGCATTAATCAAGAAGCTACTGAAGCTGCTGTAAACACTAATTTAAACAATTTAATTAATCCAACAGTAACACAGCCACCGTTACCTTGGGCTAACTAATAATGGAAGTCCAGCACATCATTAACACCATACTGCCGCTTCTGTGCCTTGGCATGGGGTGGTTCTGTAAGGAGCTGTGGACGGCCGTGCAGGAGCTCAAGGATGACCTGCACAGCCTCAAATCCTACGTGTCCGACAATTACGTAAAAAAAGACGACTTTGCGGATCGCTGGGAAGAGGTACTCAAGGCCGTGCACCGCATAGAAGATAAACTAGACGCGCTACAGAACAAGTGATGCGATGCCTGATATTAACCCGATTGCCGAAGGTGCAAGGTCACTAGCTCAAAGCCTGGATCAAACCCGCGAGGCGGGTAAGAGCCTAACAAAAAGCATTGAGAACATCCAGCATGACGGCGTGGAGGTTGCCCGGCAGGAACTAGAAGCCGTTAAGCACAAACGGATGATGGAGGAAGCCGCGCAGAACTCCATGATCTACCGGGCCATTCAGGAGTACGAAACCCAAAAAGCGCTTATTGTTGCGGAGAACAACGCCGAAAAAGAATTCAAAGAAAAATACGGCGCCAAGGAGTGGTCCAAGGTACTCGAGCTAAAAGCAGTTGTAGAAAAAGAGCACCTAGAAAATAAAAAATATTACGGCCACAAACTGGAGGATGTCCGCAGGGTTCAGTTCTGGTGTTTCTTCGCGGCGTTTATTGTCACAAGTTTGCTGTACTACTTCAACCTTGTATGATAGTGGCAACGTATTGGTTTGTGGTGTTCCTAATTGAACTGGCTATTTGGTCGTATGTAATTTACTTACATTTTGAGATTAAGGAATTAGAAAAAATAAAAATACCAAGGCCGTCGTTTGCTAAGGAGCACAAGGTTGTTGTAAGAACAAAGAAAGATATCGTTCGTGGATGATGAATTATTTAAGTGGTGGGTCATGCTCGCCCTAATCTGTGTCTTATTATCAATACTTTTAAAGGATTAACATGGAATGGTTAGCACAAATCGCCCCTGGCATCGCAACGGCGTTAGGCGGCCCATTAGCCGGACTGGCGGTATCAGCGATTTCAAAGGCGCTGGGAATTGACGAAAAAGACGTGCAAAACACGATCGACTCCGGTAAACTATCCGCGGATCAATTAGCCAGTTTAAAGCAGGCCGAGATTGAGCTACAAGCAAAGGCCCAGGAGCTAGGTCTAAACTTTGAGAAACTAGCCGTGGACGACCGTAAGTCAGCACGCGACATGCAGGCCGCCACGAAGTCATTTATTCCTGGCGCACTAGCCATCGGCGTAACGATAGGGTTCTTCGGTATTCTGGTTGGACTGATGACGGATAACGTCACCAAATCCGACGCCTTACTTTTGATGTTAGGCTCCCTGGGAACCGCCTGGACATCCATCGTGGCCTTCTACTTTGGCTCCAGCGCAAGCAGCCAAAACAAGGACGCCATGATTCACAACTCAACACCACTTAACTAATTTTGTATTAATATAGGACAATACAAAGCTAGGAGGTGGTATGAAAAAAATAATAGTAGTGGTGTGCCTATTCGTTTTGGCGATGTGCACCATTAAACAGTTTAGAGAGGAAACATTAAGGAAAATTATGGCAATTACAGAATCAACCTTAGACACCATTATAGGCTTCGAAGGAAAAAGAAACAAGGCCTATAAGGACACCCGTGGCCTCTGGACGATCGGTGTTGGTCACCTCATTAAACCCGACGAGCAGCACCTAATCGACACTGTCCTGACAGACGACGAGGTACACACCCTCCTTAAACACGATTTAAGCTGGTGTGACGAGGCGATCGGCTCCTCGGTAAGGGTACCCCTTAACCAGAACCAATACGACGCCTTATACAGCCTCTGCTTCAATATTGGCGCTAACGGCTTCAAGAACTCCTCCGTAGTAAAAAAACTCAACACAGGTGACTACGCCGGCGCAGCCGACGCCTTTCTTTTATGGAACAAACCAGCTGTCTTGGAGCCACGCCGTAAAAAGGAAAGAGCCCTGTTTTTGACTCCGGTTGAGGGCGAAAACGCTTAATTTTTTGTATTAATAGATATAAGACCTGATCAGTCTAATTTACAACTTAACTCGAGGATAACACCATGGAAGGCTTTTCAAAACTACCAAAGATGCAATGCTTTAAAGAAGGCGGGCACGTCAAACAAAAAGAAAAAGAAATGTGC